CCAAAGATATTCTATGATGGTTTTGTTGTAATAAAAATTTCCGATGCAGTCTCCCACCACATTGACAATATTATCTGCTGTGATGGTTTCAACATCTGTATATAAAATTTTTCTACCATAACAGCCTTTAACAAGGTCTTGGAGAGATTTGTCATTTCTCATTTTTTTCTCCTAAATAAAGGTCATTCCGCTGGATGTTGCACGAAACGGAAGAGATTTTAATTCTGTTTTTCCATTCTCCGGATAAAAAACAACTTTCTTGTGGCATTTTCTGCACTCAACAGAAATTTGCATTGTTGAACGCCCATCGTGTGTGGCAACTTTTCTTCCGCAACGCGGGCAATATATTGTTTTTGGTGTATATACCATAAAGTCCTCTTTTCTTTGCAAAAGAAAAAGCACCGGAGATTTCTCTTCGATGCTCTTTCAATGGGGGATGGTAAAGTGTTCAACTATTTGTTGACTTCTTCGATTATAACTATATCAGAAAAAAAACGGACATATCGGACAACTTTACTCTTTCATAAATCTATCGAACGCTTTTCTCACGCTGTCTTCTGTGTTATTGCCTCCTATTTGGTCGGCAACCTTATTCCAAGATTGATTTTCTAAAAATCTAAGGTTAATTATTCTTCTAATTCTGCTATCTTTTATATTTGCAATAAACTCTTCTACTTCATTTGTTTTTTCAAGAAGTTCGTTTTCCAAAATTTCGAGGGTGGTTTTTCTGGAATATAACAAGGTTTTTTTGTGCCTATATTCTGGCAATGGTATTCCTTCTATTTTAAAATGTTGGTTTCCACCATTTCCGCCAGAAACGCTATCAATAACCGTTCCTTCCTGTTCAATTTTTTCTATGTATTTTTCAAGCTTTTCAATTTTATTCCTTACTTCTTTTACTTCTTCTCTTAAATCTAAGTATTGATTTAAAATATCTTTGTTTACCATATCAATACCTCCTAAACGGATTTACTGCCGCTTCTACTTTGGCTACGTTATTTCCATTTGTCACTCTAAGCGCAAAGTTTGAAAATACATCCGGCACATCATCCAACTGCTTTTTACCGGACACTGAATATCTCTTGAGAAGAGACATCATTACTCCATATGGATCATTTGGCTTATATAATGATGGGTCTTTAAATATAACGTGCTGCAATATCCAGTTTGAGCACTGAAAAATCCTTGCTTCCTTATTTGTCTCCGTCGGTGTATCTGTGATATTGCATATCCATCCTTTGGCTTCCACTCGCTTGTTTACTTCCATTGCGACACGGTCTCCTCCGGCATTTCTCTCAAATTCACATTCCTGAACTTTGTTGTTTGTCAAAACATTTGCTGCATTTTCATACTGCATCTCATAATCTGCCGTGTTATCGCAAACACAATCTACACAGTAGTAATCCTCTCCGTATTTTTGCAATACCGGCAAAACAAAGTAATCCGTTCCTTTTCCCTTGGTATCGCACTGACCGGTTACAATCTCCGGCTCTCCATGCGGCAAATTAAGATACCGACGTATTTTATCTTCCGGAAACAGCAATCCCTCACGCTCAATCGGTTCCTGTTTGTAAAGGCATCTATATGATATGTCGTCCATCAATAATTGCTGGTCTTCAAAAAATTCTTTTGTAAAACCGGAGAACTCATATTCAAAGTTGCTTTCTCCTGTAACTGGGTCTACATCCGGTACCGCAATAACCTTTACTCTCGGATTACCCTCGTACATATTTTGTATGCGCCCTATGACGTCGTGTACGCTCCATCTTGTGGCAATATGTATTTCCTTGCAGTTCTTACCGTCCGTGTCCTGTATCTTTCTCTGTCTGGCATCTACAGCGTATTTATCCCACAATTTATCAAGGATAATGGGATTCATTGCTTCTTCAATACCGCCGATCATATCGTCAACCAGTAAAAACTTAGAAGCCCTTACTTTACCGGCATTCTTACTACCAACAGACGTACATTGTACGGATGGAAACGATTTGTACTTCCCGACATTAAACTGCTCCATTTTCGCATTTGTGCTTGTCACGGAAAGATTTGGGAAAATTTCATTCCATGTATATTCTTCTTCGTTTGTAACGATATCGTACACACCGTCATAGTACATTCTGGTAATATCACCGCTGTGTGAATAAAAGAGGCTGAAATCTCTCGGAAACCATCCGGCAACAAGAGCGTGAAACATTTTTTCAACCGTTGTTTTTCCTGCACCCGGGACAAGTGATACGCACAGGATGTCATATCTATCATCAATCATGCCTTGCAGCGCATCTATGAGTCCGATTTTTAAGAATTGCTTTCTTCTTGGCATGTAAAACCGCTCTTTAGGCTCTCTCTTCTTCTCCAAATACTGGAAAGCACTATCCACAACTTTGTTTTGCGCTTCTAAAAGCAAAATTCCGTAGTATTTGTCCAGAATTTCATAAGATACCTTGTTTTGGAATGAATATTTCTCTAAATCCCATGGTGTGCCACCTGTAGATTGAAATATAAACTGCTCCGTCAGTTCTTTCGCTCTGGCAGAAACCTTTAATCCATACTCAACATCCTTTTCCGTCAGAATGGCTACCCTTGCCGCTTCTTCCATGGCATCTATTACCTGTTCATCAACGCCATGCACCTGTATGTAATTTTCATATCCATTTACTGTGGAAATTAGGCTTGAACTTGCCAAAAGAAAAGCACCTCCGCAAAAGCAGAAGTGCCTTGACCTCTGCCTATAACTGTTTTAGGGTAGCGACTAACTCCGTTTGTTAGCCGGTAATAATTTTTAAATTCTTGCTGTACAGTGTTCTGCCTCAAATTCCTTGTTTTCTCCGTTATAAATTGTGACTCCATTCTTGTCCGTCTTGTATCTATCAAACACGCACGAAATATTTATGCCATTTCCAACATATCCAACGCTGTCCGCATGGAAGTCTATGTTGTATACCTTTTTCTGCCATTTCCCGTTGGCATAGATTTTTGTAAAGCCACCTTTTCTAGTCTTAATTATAATTTTCGACCTCGTTTTTTTCATTCCAATGCACCTTGAACCCTTTCTCTGTATAATTTTCAACCGCCTGTTTCAATTCTTCCTTGCTTTTATATTCCTCTCTAAGCATGATTGCTACCTTGTTCTTTTCCACAGAGTATATTCCGCAGGTAACAGCTTTGCTCGCCGTATCAAGAACTGCTTTATACTGTTTGCTGTTCATCTCGTATGTGCTGTTATTGATATTAACAATCATTTTTCATAAACCTTTCAAAATCTTTGCACTCATAGTCAAGTGATGTGTCATTCCCTTTTTGGCAGTTATAAAACGAATATTCTTCCCCTGTCTCTTTGTCAAAAATAAAATCCTCATCACAATATTTACAAGTTGAACAATCTTTTACATTACTCATTTCTCATAAACTCCTCAAAATCTTCCATACATTTATAGCACAAGTCGTATGTGACATTTAAAATGCCATTCTTTGTAATCGAATTTCCGCACAGTATTCCTTTTTCAATTTCAGCCCCGCACCTGTCGCAAGTGTTCCATTCTTTTTTATGTTTCATTCTTCCACCAACTTTCTGCCGCACATCGGGCAAAACTTGCATTTTGCAGAAAATTCTTGCATTTGCAAGTTTCCATTATTTGATTTAAAAAAGTGAGAAAGTATAATTTTCTTTCCTCGTATTCCAATTATCATGCTTCCAGACCCAAGACCATCTTGATAATTTTCTTGAATAATTTCTTTTTTGTTTTTGCAAAATTCACACATATTACACCAACTTTCTTCCACACATCGGGCAAAATTCAATTTCCATTGCTATCGCTACGTTCATTCCATTGCTACAACATTTAGCATACTGTGGACATTTATCGATATGGCATTGAATAACATTTATATAGCCCAATTTTTTGATTTTAAATTCTCCATATGCAGTTTTATATGATTCTTTCCCATTGCAAAAATCACACATTTCAATCACTTCCTAATAAATTTATGTTCACAATCTTCCAAAGTTGTTACTTCTATCATTTCCGGTTCATGTCTGCAAATCCTTCCGTTTGAATCAATATATTGTTCCAGTTCTATCTTTGTACGTAAACCATATGGAGTTTTGCAATAAGGACACACTTTCTTGTCACTTTCAATCGGCGCGCCGCAATTTACGCAGTTTGTAATCATACTCATACCTCAATCAAAGTATCAATCAACTCTGCCAGTTCCTTTTCCGTCTTCTCTTTCGGAGTTTTTCTAAATCTTGTAGAAACATACTTCAAAATAGCTTTTATCTTCAAACACTCTTCTGGACTTGGAAAATAATTCTTCGGACGTGCAGTTTCTTTGCAGATATACTCTGCATTTTCCATACCAAGACAGGATAAACAACCGGAATATATGGGTAATGCACTGCATTTGAATAATTCAGCCTTAATCACTAAATGTTCTTTGTCGTATTCAAAATTCTTATCATGTGCCTTTAATTTTTCTTTGATTTCATCAAGAAACTCAACGCATTGCTTTGTTGAATAGCCAACATAAACAAATTCAAAATACATACTCACACCCCATTTTGCGTAAAAAATACCAACCATCGAATAGCGGCACAAGGAATCGAACCTTGTCATACCAAACCATGCCAACCGCTTTCAAATCTGCAATTTCTATTCACGGAAGGGTTTTATGTTACCAATGATACCGCTTACCATCCATACATCTTCCATCGACCTGAACTATTGCAGTAGTGCCAGACTAAGTGAAGATAAGGAATTGATGTGACGTGGATTTGCACCACGCAGGAGTGTACAATCTGGTCATCTATGTTGTCGGTTTCAACCAATTCTCTACGACAATTCCGTTTACCTATTCCGTCACACATCAACACCCAAGGCATACCTAGGATTTTCGCTCGGGCAAGAGCGCAGATACAAGGACTCGAACCTTGACAACGATTTTACTCGTTGGAGAGATTAGCGATCTCCTGTGATACCATTACACCATATCTGCATAGCCGAGCAGTTTCCGTTTTTTACTTGCTCCACACTACCCCAAGTGCAAGTTTCTTTTAGTCAGCGGTTTGCGCCATCTTTTGAATGGCAACCGCTCAATCCAGTTCCCTGTGCTAAGTTTAACCGGTATATTGATTAGCACCTGTATTTCTGTAACAAACACACTAGGGGTGTACTGGCAACATCGCCCATGATTGGTACGAGATTTGAACTCGTGTTACCACCATGAAAGGGTGGTGTCTTACCACTCGACTAACCAATCTTATAGCGTTTCCACATAATCAGACGGTCCCTTGGGACTCTCGCTGACTATGTGGCGTATTTTTTATTTCGAGTGGGATTTCGCTACCAACACTCTATCCGGTAATGAGACGGACGCTTTTGACGTAAGGACTTGCACCTCACTCGCTCCAAGCATAGGAATCGAACCCACATAGCATTTTCACATGCCTTTGCTAGCCTTATCAATGCTATTAACCGCCATTAATCAGAATCGAACTGATCTCGCACTATGCCGCCAAAACCCTACTTACAAGTTGCGATCTTGCTTTCGCGCGTGGGGAAGAGAGGAATTGAACCTCCAATGTTTACCACTTGGGAACTGATTTACAGTCAGCCGCAACACCGCCAATCGTTGCCGCTTCCCCAAAACCGCCCTCAGACGGTTAGCAATAATGTTTATCGTGCCATGCGTTGCACTAGGCATACAAAATGCCGATTACAGCCAAACCATAGAGCGCATGCAAGCAAACAGCATAATTTGACCGCTTAGACAGGCAAGGATTCGAACCTTGCATTATCGGCTTCAGAAAAGGTGTGGTTGCTGACTACGGATGATCGCCCGTCTGCCACTTGGCAACACTCTTACCGATAGGTTTCTTTACCTGCAATACCCATTCTGCCACTGCCTAACTATATGGGGGAATTATATCTTTGACAGCTCAGGCACCGTGGGATAGGCACCCGAACTATCAAGTCTGACTGCTATATGGATTGCTTGTCAGCAAATTACGGAACGATCATCATTCATCACCATATAGTCTTACGCCTAATGCCGCGCTTCTCGGCAAATACCACCGGACGGTCTCGCACCGCCCTTAACAGAATCGTCCTAGTGGCGAAAGGATGTGTCATGAAAAACACCAAGAAGGAGAATTTACGGAATGGATCGTTAAACCCATTCCTCCATCGGAACGGCAGGAATCGGACCTGCGACCGCTCGGATATAAGCCGAGTGCTCTGCCAACTGAGCTACGTTCCGCTACGGCATATTAAAATGCCGCAATGTAGGATTTTTATCTTGTAAGCAACTCTTACAAGTTGCCAGTAATTTAAAATTTTGTTTAGCTATACTGGATGCTCCGATTTCTCACTCTGGTGCTCTGCGTCGCTATCCAGATTGAGTAAATCTCCGGTGCTGTCCGGTTCCTTTGATTTTGTTATATGTATTCTTTCCTCTGCACAAATGATAGGCAGCTGAAAGCAAATACCAAATATTGGACTATAAAACATTCTGTTACCTCCACATCAGAAACATGTTCAGCAACAGTAACATCACAAGTACCCATAATGCAATTGCTGTTTCTTTGTCTTTGGATTCTCTGCCAGATACAAATAGTATCAGCATAAAAATAACATCCAGCGTCGATATAATCGTTTTAATAATTACCATGGTTGTTTTCCTCTCACAAGTTTCTTTAGCAGGATTCGAACCTGCGAATACTGGAATCAAAATCCAGTGCCTTACCGCTTGGCGATAGCGCTATATTAACACTACTTTTCCGGCATGTAATAGACCATGTTATCAAATACAGTTATTCCCATACAAGGATCATTCATCTCAACGCATCTGATCGATATGTTTTTAGATACTGCAAACATTTCGGCCACCTGTTGTTTATCCATGTTTGTGCTAATAACTTGAAAAGCCGAAAATGCCTTGTGCATATCAGAGAATACTTCTTTTTCTCTACCTAAATTTGCATACGTCCCAATGGTAAACGTTTTTCCATCAACCATAGCAGTTATCATTCCATGATTTGCTGTGAATACCGCTCGGTCAAAATCAAGCGAAACGTCTTTGCTTTGTGATACTACTCTCATACTTTTCCATCCAATCTCTTTTTGTTTTTGAGGATATTTAAAGGACTTAGTAGTGCTGATTTTCTCAACCTATCAAACCCCCTCCCCCCTCCATGCAGAATCATGCTTTGAACATTGATAAATTGTTTGAATTGTTCGTACAATTCTCTGTTTGTGTTCTAACTATTCGTTAAACCTAAGTTTCTTAAACTGTTTAAACGAAAGTATGCGGCTCAAGGTGCTTAAACACTGGGCTTTAAATTGTTTGAATTTTCTATCACGATTTCACCATTATCTGGGCTTGAATTGTCAAAGTTGTCCGGCAATCTCGCACAATTCCCGCCTCCCAGTTTGGGGAGCTCCGAAGCTGTCAATGCTCTTGCTCTGGCTCCCTGGTCTCTTACGCCGGGCATATTAAAGCCGCAATACTTGTTGAGTGACGGCATGTAACACATGGGATTGTTTTTCCCGGAGATCTGCAAACCTACAAGACTTTCTTCCCTCATTTGGTCAATCTTTTTGCAAATGTCGGAAGCCGTGGAACCTAGCCTTTCGCCATTAACCCACCCATTTAACGTATCTCTATGTATTCCGGTAAAGAATGTAAACCCAACAATATTCACTACTTTCTCGTAGTCATTACACAGGTCTATATATATATCTAATACCTCGTTAACCTTATCTGTATCATAGGCATTATTAATATTATTATCATCCTTTAGGTACTTTGGGTTAACTTTAAATACATTTTCATAGACATGTTTACAACAGTTATACCATCTGTTCTGCGATACTTTACACATATCCTCTACATGTCTCTCTTCCATCCAGAGATTTATATACATGTCAATGTCATCTTTAAAAACATCAACTGTATTATTTACTTCCTGCATTTCAACTGCTGACATGTTATATATCTC